TAAAAGATAAGTTTACAGAGTTCTTAGACGAAATTAAAACTAAAAAGACTGAAATTATGCGGCGATACGAAGAATATAAGCGAAAACAAGAAGAAGAGAATAAGATCAAGCATCAAAGGCAGATTGAAAATGAACGCTTGCGCCAGAAAACTACCAAACGGTTAGAAGAAGCAGAACGACTAAGGCGAGAGAATATGAGTAAAATGATTCTCCAACCGTGTGATTGGCTAGAACAGGATATTGACCGTAACTATACTGTAGATGTATTTGGAAGACTGGAAGATGACAGTGTAGCCAAAGTTCGACTCACAGGATTTAAACCATATTTCTATCTTCGAGCAGAAGATGGAGAAACCAGTTCAAATGTTTATTCTTATATTGGGTCAGCAATGACAAAGGATGGCAAGTTTCTTGCAGGTATGAAGATCACCCAAGAAGCTAAGCTTGATGCTATGCGAGGTTTCAGCGACCTGAAACCAATTCGGGTTTGGAAACTATCATTTAATGGAATTATTATGATGAAGATGGTTTTGAAAACTCTAAAAACCGCAAAGTTCGGAAAGCGTGAGATTGTTCTCGAAGATATTTACGAAGCTAATTTACCTCCTTATATTCGTCTATTTCACGAGATGGATATTGCTCCTGCCTCTGCCATTTCATTCGAGGCAGACGAGGAAGAACCGGGAGATGATCAGAATGTAGATGTGTGTTTTACAGTTGAGTATACTGAAATTACTCCTGTAAGTGCCAATGTGCCATTATACATTGCCGGCTACGATATTGAGACATATTCCGAATCAGGGAACTTTCCAGTCGCGTCAAATCCTTCAGATGAGATTATTCAAATCGGTGTGTCTTTCCGGTATACAGATGACATGCTCAGCTCTTACAAGCGCTTCGTGTTTGTTTCGGGTACATGTTCTCCGTCTTCTGACCCAACTGTAAACTTTGTAAGTTGCCGTAACGAGAAGCATCTTCTTGAAGAGTTCATGAAATGTATTCGGTTTGAGAATCCGGATATTATTGCCGGGTATAATACATTTGGATTTGACGACTCATATATTGCAGATCGGTGTGCTTATAACAAATTGATATTCAATATTGGCCGAGTTGAAATTGATGACTGGAAGAATCGCGGTTCCATAACCTATTCGCACACCGAAGCCAAGAAGTTTGAACTAGCTTCGGGTACATTTGCTGTTCGTTACCTAAAAGTTCCTGGCCGGCTTGCTATTGATCTGCTTCTATCAGTTCGGCGTGAGCAGAACCTAGATTCATACAAGCTAGATAATGTAGCTTCCGTGTTCTTGCGTGATAAAGTTACAAACATTGAACGGTTAGATGACTTGAATGTAAAGATCCATACGAAAACGACTCGTGGACTCTTTGTAGGAAATCTAGTGCGATTTGATGTCATGACAAATACCACGAATCCCTACCGTGAAGGTGAGAAGTTTCAGGTTGTTGAAAAGGATTCAAAATGGTTTGTTGTTCGGTCAGAAACTAAGATTCTACATGACCTGACACCCGACGACATTTCTAAGCTTGAGTGGTGTTTTGGTAAGGACGATACAAGTGCTCAAGATATGTTTGCGTCTCATCGCGGGTCTGCTGATGACCGAGCTGTTATTGCTAAGTACTGTATTCAAGATTGTGACCTAGTTCTTACTTTAATGGCTAAACTCGACACGATTGTTAATGCTCGAGGTATGGCAGATGTATGTCGGGTCCCTATTCAGTATATCTTTCTACGCGGACAAGGAATCAAGATATTCTCAGCGGTTGTGTATCAGGCTTCAAAGCGTAATCAGATCATTATGACCCAGGACGGATATGAGGGAGATTCAAGTTATGAGGGTGCTATTGTTCTGCCTCCAAAGATTGGTATGTATCTAGACCAACCGATTCCCGTTCTAGATTTCAATTCATTGTATCCTTCAAATATGATTGCGTTTAATCTGTCTCCTGATACACTTGTGTATGTCAAGACCTTCTCAGCAACCGGAAAGAAGCTGCGACAAGAAGGGTCTGATGGAACTGAACTTTTGAGCAAAGGATATAAGATTGACGAGATTTCGTACGATACTTTTGGAGATGATAAAGCTCCTTCAGGCCGTATTACTTGCGGATTTGTTCAGCCCAATACCGATCCTAGAACTGTAGGTGTACTTCCGCTGACACTTGATATCCTCCTCAAGAAGCGGAAGGAGACTCGTAAACTTATGGAAAAAATTGACGACGAATCTCAAAAGTCCGTTCTGAATGGTCTACAGCTAGCGTATAAGGTTGTAGCTAATTCTGTGTATGGCCAGTGTGGTTCTAGCACATCTCCGATCCGTAAGCTCGAGGTAGCAGCATGCACGACTGCTGCTGGTCGGCAGCGTATTCGTGATGCAAAAAAGATCGTAGAGGACGAGTTTGGTGGGGAAGTGATTTATGGCGATACGGATTCAATATTCATCAAGTTTGCTACGAAAGATCTGGCTGAAAGTATTGAACTAGGTAAGAAAGCAGCAGATCGAATTACTGCTTTCTGTGGTCGTTCGTATCGGATCGAGTATGAAAAGACATTCTTCCCATTCATTCTGTTCTGCCGTAAGAGGTATGTAGGCATGATGTATGAGGACGATATCAAAAAGTGTAAGCGCAAGACGATGGGAGTAGCTTTAAAGCGGCGCGATAATGCCCCAATCGTAAAAGATATCTTTGGTGGAGCTCTAGATTCGCTGATGGAACATCGTAATATTAAGGTAGCTGAGAAATTGGTGAAGGAAATGCTAGTCAAGGTTATGAAGAATGAGTATCCGCTTGAAAAGTATGTTCTATCGAAGCAGTTGCGAGACGATTACAAGAACCCAGGGCAAATTGCTCATAGAGTTCTTGCCGACCGAATGGAAGAGCGCGATGCAGGAAATAAGCCTCAGGTAGGTGATCGTCTTTCGTATGTGTATGTTGCTAATCGTAAAGATGAGAAGAAGCAGGGAGATAAAATTGAGCATATCGATTATGTTCGCGAAAAGAAAATGAAACCCGATGTTGAGTTTTACATCACCAATCAAATACAAAATCCTGTAGCCCAGTTGTTTGCACTAGCTATTGATCAATTGGACGGATACAAGAATAAGAATTACGATAAGTTCTATTCTGAATACCGTGAAACTTTGGATGAAGAAGAAGCGACTCTAAAAGTCCTGAAAATTAAGGAAAAGGATCTAGATTCTCTGCTGTTTATGAGTGCTTCATACTTAACTAAACATAAGCGCGGTCCAATGGATGCTTTCTTGAAACGCTAAGTGATTTTCAACCAATTAAGGAAGTAACTAAAATGGATCAAGATATCCTCGAAATTGTGCTTGCCCTTGCTCAGGGCCGTAATGAATTTTTCAGTAATGCGAATATTCGTCTACTGAATTATCCTGCTCGCACTGGTCTGCTAACTCGATACATGAACTCAGAATCGTTCATTTTAGAGCTTGTGAACCGTATTTATACGAACCATATGTATACCTCTGCCGCCAATGCCATTTTTACACTGGCACTTCCTGCTCGCTTTAATGAACCGGTCGTGGTTTCACCAAGCCAACTCCAAATTAATGCGGCACTAGAGACTCGCGAAACATCCGATTCTCCATGTGCAATTTGCCAGGAAGTTATTACAAGCAACGGTGTTCGGATCAGACAGTGTCGACATTCTTACCACCGGTCTTGTATTTCAAACTGGTTTTCGATGAGTGTGCGATGTCCAGTCTGTCGTTACGATATTCGTGAAGTGGGTCAGACAGGCCAAACATCCGCTGTTTCATCAGAAAGCTCTGCTCCAACTGAAGACCAGTAGGAGGTGACACAAACTTTGGAATAATATCTGAAACTCCATACTGTATTCGGTGCATCATTCGGCGCACATCATGCTGACACTCCTTTAGAAGTAACGAAATATCTTGGTCCGGAAAAAAAGCTTGAAGATCTGCGGCTCTTGGAGGAAAACATCTGATGTTATCTATACAATCTGTATTCCGCTTGAAAATAGTAGGAAGCTCATTGCCTGTGCAAATTATATGAACTTTCCTTGTTGGGTCGCGAACCCATTCAACGATCTTGTTTTGGGCATGGGGATCAGATCCATCTACTTCATCCAAAATGACACATGTTCGTTTTTGTGTTTGACCAAGTATGAATGAATGAATATTGACTGCAGATTTACAAGCATCTTTGATTTTTTCAACATCTTCAAAGCTACGGATCGAACGGGATGCATTAATTTCTAATGGATCTAATCCAAAAGTCCGGGCAGCACAAAGAGCTAGAGTCGTCTTACCAATACCGGGAGGACCTGAAAGAATAACTGATTTTGTGTATTTTGTGGAGGTCAAATATTCCTTTAGTTGTTTCTTTTCCTCAATGTATCCAATAACATCGTCTAAAGTTACGGGTCTATAAACCTCAGAATACATTACCATTCTAAGTCGAAACAATCTAAACGCATTCACCGTAGTAAGAATGCGCATATAAGATAGTGGTTAGTCCCAGGCTCTTATAAGGCCTGTGCCCGAGTTCGATTCTCGGTATGCGCATCTAAGGGCAGTTACCAGGCCATGAAGTTCCACAGCCTTGGGCTACATTACATTTTGCAGCTGCAGTTTGTAGTGTCGTCGCATCTGGATTAAATGCAGTACATTTTGTATCATATTGTGGTTCACAGTTCTTAGTTGCGATATTATAGGTCCACCGATCAGGACACTGTGACTTTCCAATAGTTAAGACCTTCTGTGGGTTAACAACATACTTATATAGTGCTAAAAAAGCAACTGTAAAAATAGCAGTGGCAATAATAGCTACAACTAAGTCGGAATAACTCATTCTTGTTTTTCTGCAAGGAAAGTAATGGAGGTCGCAAGGCATGTTTTTGACACCTATTTTGAAGATACTCCAAACCCTCTAGTCAGGCACCATTTGGATTCATATGCCGATATGCTCAATACAAAGATTCCCAATTTTATTAAGGGTTCTAATCCGTTACAGCTTGTTTTGGGTGATGATCGCAGTATCAAGATTTATGTTGGTGGAAAAGCCGGTGACAAGATCCAGTATCTCCCGCCAGTCGATGATGACAACAAAGCTGTCCTTCCGCACTCATGCCGGCTCGATAATACGACATATACTTTAGATATTCAGGGAACAATAGATATCGAATACTCGGTGGGCAAGGAGACTGAAACTCGAACTTTCGAAAATGTTAAGATTGCTAAGATTCCTTTGATGTTAAAGAGTTCGCTGTGTTACCTCTCTACTATGAATGCATCTGAGTTGTACGAGGTCGGAGAATGTAAGTTTGAGCTAGGTGGGTATTTCATCATTGGTGGAGCCGAGAAGGTGCTTCTAACCCAAGAGCGTCTTGCCGATAATTTGTTTTATGCATCGAAGCGGGTTGTAAAAGCAGATGGTGAGGCTGCTCGTGGTTTGGTCGAGAAGGAATCAGCTATCAAGATCGAAGGTGCCACCAAGGCTGAAAAGTTTGAGTATATTGGTGCGATGCGATCTGTCTCTGATGACGGAACTCGCGGACCTTACTCCCACTTCATCCTAATTCCTCCAAAGAACGATAAGCCCAATGATTATGATACGATTTCTAAGACCGATGATCTCGCGTCATTTTCCAAAAAGCGCTTAGCACTAATAACACTTCCAGGATTCACCCAATCAGTCCCACTTATCAGTGTGTTTCATGCACTAGGTCTCACAAATGACCAGGATATTTATGATACTATTCTCGCAGCTATTCCAGAAGAGTCTCGGTCAGTGTATGATGAACTATTTATGGAACTGATTCTTTCTCACGATACATTCATTTCAGCAGAAATGCGTAAAGAGTCAGATCAGAACCAGGATCCTAACCTTTTGGTTCTTCGTCGCCAGCATCGTACTCGCACCAATGGTGGAGTTTACATGAATTTGTATTTGGAAATGTTTCCACACTGCACTCGCCGTGAAGAAGAATCTGTTCCTGCTCTTTACCGTCGTAAGGCTTATTTGCTTGGCATGATGACTCGAATGGCTATGGATGTAGCGCTAGGAAATAAAGGCAAAAGTGATCGCGATCATTACCGTTACAAGCGCCTAGATGCTTCAGGAGATTTAGTATTTTATGAGTTTCGTCGTATTTACAAAGAGGTGGCTAAGCGTATGGTGAAAGAACTTGATGTTCGGATTCACTTCCAACAGAAAGAGTATTCCGGAATGAAATTTCGAGAGTTAGTGAATGTTGAAAATGTAGATGCATACTACTGGTCTCATAAATCATTCATCTTTGCTCTCGAGAAATCGTTTAAAGGAAAATGGGGAGGAATGGATGGAATCTCACAGGAACTGACTCGCTATGGATATTTAGGCACAGCTGCTCAATTACGCCGCGTGAATCTTCAGATGGATAAAGGTCTGAAAGTTGTTGAACCTCGTCGTATTCATGGAAGTTCCTGGGGAATGATGTGTCCTGTAGATAACCCTGATGGCGGAGGTGTCGGTATGACCAAATCACTTACGCTACTTTGTGCTATCTCTACTGCGTCTCCTCCGTCTGAAATTTTAAATATAATTTCCAAATTTCCAAAGTTTATTCCAATTGTGCAGATTCATCCATCAACTTGGAATCCTATTTGGACTCGCGTATTTATCAATTCAGATTTAGCTGGAGTATTTACGAGTGATGCTGAAACCTACCATTCGGAACTTCTTGAACTGCGTCGCGGTCGTAAAATGAGCAAGTTTGTATCTTTGTGCTGGAATCGTATTGATAATGAGTATATTGTGTTTACAGACGCAGGTCGTCCTTCTCGTCCAGTTTACCGCGAAGGAGTGAAGCCTGAGGCGGTTCAGCGTATTAAAAAGTGGTCAGATATGGACTTGAAACTTATTGATTACATTGATGCCCAAGAGTCCGAAAGTTTGCGCATTAATATGGAAGCCTTTTCACCAACTCGTCCGTCGGAAATTCATCCTACAGTGATGTTTTCGGCTACTGGGAGTGTTCTACCACACAGCGATCACGATCCAGCGACCCGTAATGCTTTCAGCTGCCAACAGGCTAAACAGGCTTCCTCATGGTTCAATACAGCGTTCAATAAACGGTTTGATACTATAGCGACTTGGCTCAATTACGCCCAGCGCCCAATTTCTCAAACTTGGACAACTTCGGCAGTTTTGGGTAAGAATGGATGTATTGGGTATGGCGAGAATGTCATTGTTGCTCTTTCTGTCTATTCGGGATACAACCAGGAAGATTCGATTCTGATGAACGAAGGATCGCTGAAACGCGGAATGTTCCAAACGACTTATTATCACTCCTACGATATTGCTGAGGAAGCGATATCGTCAGGATTCGATAAAGGTAAGTTTTCTGTGTTTGAATCGACTCTGTTTGCGAATGTGGGTGCCGATCCAAGATTTCGTGAGACGGTTGTACGTAAAGAGGGATACAATTATGATCTTTTGGATGGAGACGGTATTATCATGCAGGGTAAAGAGATTGATGATAAGACAGTTTTAGTTGGAATAGTTACACCTGTTAAGAATACTTCAGGTCAAGTTACAGGATTTCGAGATAAATCGTATGTTCCAAAGCGCGGACAGCATGGAATTATTGATTCAGTTTATAGATATGTTACTAGTGAAGGCATTCGAGCCGTAAAGATTCGTATAGCAGAGTCCCGCGTTCCAGTGTTGGGAGATAAGTTTGCTGCTCGTCATGGACAAAAAGGAACTTGTGGTCTTCGGGTCGCAGAAGAAGATATGCCGTTTACTGCTTCAGGGTTACGCCCGGATATTATTGTGAACCCGCACGCATTTCCATCTCGTATGACAGTTGGCCAGTTAATTGAAACCATGAGTGTAAAGCTAGGTTTAAATCTAGGATGCCTGGTAGATTCTACAGCATTTGCCGCGAAGAACCGGGTTATAGAAGTTCGTGATCTGTTGGACAAGATAGGATTACATCCGTATGGACACGAAATCCTGTACAATGGGCAGACTGGTGAAATGATGGAATCCGAAATATTTATGGGACCTACTTACTACCTCCGAATTAAGCAGATGGTAGAAGACAAGATCAATTACCGCACTACAGGTCCCAAGAAACTGCTCACTCATCAGCCAGTTGAAGGTCGTTCAAATGAGGGCGGTCTGCGAATTGGAGAAATGGAGCGGGATGTGCTGATTTCACACGGTATTTCAAAGTTTTTGAATGAAAGTTTAATGGATCGCTCAGATAAGTCTGAAGTTCTGTTCCAACCTGAAACTGGTTACCTAGATTCATCCTCCGAGCTTCAGGGTACAGTTCTCGAAACTCCGTATTCTCTTGGTCTTATTATTCGTGAGCTTGAGTCGATGCATATTTCTGTAAAGCTAGCGGCTTCTTAAGAATGGATTTTATTGGATACTGTTTTTAAATGACTAAGATGTTCGTAATTAAGCGTAATGGCGATCAAGTGCCAGTCTCTTTCGATGAGGTGTTGCAGCGCATCAGAAAGTTGTCAGAGGGCCTTGATCATGTGAATCCGGACCTTGTAGCCCAAAAGGTATGTAATCAGCTGACCGATGGTATGCAAACCTCTAAGCTAGATGAGTTTGCTGGTGAGACTTGTGCAATGATGCAGTCTCGGTATCATCCAAACTACGGGAAACTAGCGTCGCGAATTGTGATTGATAACCATCAGAAGATCACTTCAGATACTCTGTTGGGTTGCGTAGAGCAACTGTATCACGGAGCAACTCAAGTTATTACAGATGAGTATCATGATTTAGTTTGTAAGCATAAGACCGAATATGAATCTATGATTGATTATTCTCGCGACTATATGTTTGATTACTTTGGATTCAAGACTCTAGAGCGCGGTTATCTTCTGCGGGTAGATGGAAATGTTGTAGAGCGACCTCAGCATATGTGGAT